AGATGAGTAATTTAATTCTTGAACCGGGCAAGTATGCCCTCCCAGAAACAAGCCAGCCGACCGAAGCCCCTGTGGCAACGGATGAAGAAAAGGCCCGTCAGCTCCCTGACCCTACCGGTTGGAAGCTGTTGTGTGCCGTGCCTGAAGTGGTTGAGACCTTTGAAAACTCTGCAATCGTCAAAGCTGGACAGTTCATTAAACAAGAAGAGCACGCCACAACCGTGTTGTTTGTTGTGAAAGTCGGCCCTGACGCGTACAAAGACCCAGCTAAGTTCCCCGGCGGCCCGTGGTGCAAGGAAGGCGACTTTGTTCTCGTTCGTACGTATTCCGGTACCCGATTCAAGATCTACGGAAAAGAATTTCGTGTCATCAATGATGACATGATCGAAGCAGTTATTCAGGACCCCCGCGGAATCTCCCGCGCTTAAAGGAGTAGGAAATGGCAGGATACAAGTTCCCCGATGAAGATCAGGACGACAGTAACGCTGACAAAGACACTGTTGTAATTTCGCAACAGGAAGACGGCGATATTGAGATCGAGATAGTCGACGACACGCCGGAACGCGACAAAGGTCGACGCCCGCTAGACCGCGAAGTGGCTGACCCCACTGATGCCGAGATTGAGAATTACACCAAGGGTGCTCAGGAACGCATCAAGGAGTTAACCCACGCACGTCACGACGAACGCCGCGCCAAAGAAGCCCTTCAGCGGGAAAAGCAAGAGTATGAGCGTCTTGCACAACACATGCAGCAAGAGAACGCCCGTCTCAAGAAGTATGTGGACACTGGCACGCAGCAGTATGGGGAGATGGCCAAAACTGCGGCCACGGCGGAGTTAGATAAAGCTAGGCGGGAGTACAAAGCAGCCTACGAAGCTGGCGACTCTGATGCGCTAGTGGTTGCCCAAGAAGCGCTGACCGAAGCCAAGATGAAGATTGCGGAAACAAAGAATTTTCGTTCTGCCCCTGTACAAGATGAAGATCGTGTGGTACAAACACAACAACCAGCACCTCAACAGGTGCAACCTGACGAAAAGACGCTGCGCTGGCAGGCAAAAAACCAGTGGTTCGGGTCGGATGGGTTTGAAGAAGTAACCAGCTTTGCACTAGGGCTGCACCAAAATCTAGTCAATAACGGGGTTGACCCGCGAAGCAGTGAATATTTCGAGCGCATTGACGCCCGCGTGAAGTCTAAGTTCCCTGAAGTTTTTGGCGGAACGGAAGATCGGAAGTCATCGGACTCTACAAAAAGGCCAACCTCGGTTGTTGCCCCCGCAGCTCGTTCTTCGGGCGCAAAGAAAATCCAGCTCACGGCCACGCAAGTTGCGTTGGCTAAAAAGTATGGACTAACCCCGCAGCAGTATGCTGCTGAAGTTGCAAAATTGGAGAGAAATAATGGCTGAAAATCGTACCCCTCGTGATCTTATGTCACGCGACAAAACTGCTCGTCCTGTATATGTGCCACCTTCGGCGCTGCCCGATCCGACTCCAGAGCCGGGTTATGTGTATCGCTGGGTCATGACTCATCTGCTTGGCGAAGCCAACCCGACTAACGTGTCTCGCAAGATGCGCGAAGGCTGGGTACCGGTAAAAGCAGTGGATCATCCAGAACTGATGCTTGTGGGTAGTGACAAAACAGGAAACGTCGAAATCGGTGGCCTCATGCTTTGCAAGATGTCGTCGGAAAAGGCCCAGGCCCGTGATGACTACTACAACGTGCAAGCGCAGAACCAGATGGATTCAGTGGACAACCACTTCATGCGAAATAACGACCCTCGGATGCCTCTGTTTGCTGACCGCAAGTCAACATCCAGTCGCGGACAAGGATTTGGTTCAGGTTCAAAGTAAAAGGAGTGCCAAATGGCATTAGTTGCTTCCCCTTACGGCCTTAAACCCGTAAACGAGCTGGGCGGTCTGCCTTATGCAGGTAGCACCCGTTCGTACAAAATCGACCCCGCTGGCACCGCCGCAAACATCTTCTACGGCTCGCCCGTATTTGTGAATGCGTCTGGTTTTCTGGCTGTGGCCACCGCTACTGGCGCTAATGCGACCACCAATGGTTTTCCAGTTGGCACCGCCAACACGGGCATCATCGGCGTGTTTGTTGGCTGCCAATACATCAACGCACAAGGTCAAGTGATCTACGCTCAGTACTACCCAACGGGTACGACTGGTGTTGTCAATGCCTACGTCGTCGATGATCCAGATGTTGTGTTCCAAGTCCAGTCCGCTGGTTCGGTCACACAAGCCGCTGTTGGCTCCAACGTGTTCTTCTCGACCGGCGCTGTTGCTACTGGCAATACCGTCACGGGTAACTCTACGGCTTCTGTCGTGGCAGGGGCCTCGGCGGTTACTACCAGTGCCGCTTTCCGCGTCGTTGGTTTCGTCGATATGGAAGGTTTCTCGGTTGTAGGCGACGCCTACACTGACATCCTTGTCAAGATTAACCCCGGCTATCACAGCTACACCAACGCCGTTGGTCTGTAAGGAGCACTTAAATGGCAATTTCACGCGCACAACTGCTCAAAGAACTGCTCCCCGGCCTGAACGCTTTGTTCGGTCTGGAGTATGCTCGCTACGGCGAAGAGCACAAAGAACTCTACGAAACCGAGAAATCGGAGCGTAGCTTTGAAGAAGAAACCAAGCTGTCTGGCTTCGGTGCTGCACCAGTGAAGAACGAGGGCCAAGCCGTTGCTTATGACAACGCGCAAGAAGCCTTCACTGCACGTTACAGCCACGAGACCATCGCACTGGGCTTCTCGATCACTGAAGAAGCAGTCGAAGACAACTTGTACGACAGCCTGTCGGCTCGTTACACCAAAGGTCTGGCTCGCGCCATGGCCTACACCAAGCAAGTTAAAGCCGCGGGCGTTGTCAACAACGGCTTCAGCCAAAACTTCCTCGGTGGTGACGGTGTGTCCCTGTTCGGCGTCAACTCTTCCGGCACACGCGTGGGTCATCCACTCGTCAACGGTGGCGTTAACTTCAACAGCCCGACCACTGGCGTCGATCTGAACGAAACCTCGTTGGAAAATGCTGTGATTCAAATCGCCGCATGGGTCGATGAGCGTGGTCTGTTGATCGCTGCTAAGCCCCGCAAGCTGATTATTCCGCCTGCTCTGCAATTCGTTGCTACTCGTCTGTTGGAGACCAACCTCCGTGTTGGTACCGCTGACAACGACATCAATGCGTTGAAGAACAACGGTTCGATCCCTGAAGGCTATGCCATCAACCACTTCTTGACCGACAACAACGCTTGGTTCCTTTGCACCGACGTTCCAAACGGCTTGAAGCACTTTGAGCGCACGCCTCTGAGCAATTCAATGGATGGTGACTTCGATACCGGGAACGTGCGCTACAAGTCTCGTGAGCGATATTCCTTCGGGTATAGCGATCCGTTGGGCATGTTTGGCTCATCGGGTTCGTCTTAAACTAGGGTTTACCCCCACTAAAAGGCCCTTCGGGGCCTTTTTTACGTCTGTACTAGGCCAATTTAGCATGTAACCCCGCATGTGTTGTAATAATGAGACAGTCAGTAGCTTCTACGCAGCATTCGCCGTACAGCGAAATATGTGTGTACTTCTCCATCCATTTAGCGGCGCGGAAGAAAAAAGTTGACCCCGCCCAACCCACGTGATATAAACAAGGCACCCCGGACTATCCGGTGTATCTGACGGCTCCGGGCCGACGACATGCAGACAGATACGCCCCAACTTGCATGTAAGGAACTCAGATGTCTTCTACCACCTTTTCCGGCCCGGTTACGTCTACCAATGGTTTTGTTGGCGCAGTTACCGCAACTACTGTTACCGCAACTACTGTTACCGCTACTGGCGCAGTTATCGCTACCGCCGCCAACAACGTTATTGTTATCCCCACTTCTGATCCCGGTGTAACTGGCGCAATCTGGAACAACGCCGGTACGCTTGCTGTTTCTGCCGGTTAATAGGAGCATCTAAACATGATGCAAACTGACGTCAAGGCCACGTCGCTGGCAGCATCGGGTTCTATTTTTGGTCAGCGTACTCGCGTGCGTGGTGCCTTAGTCGAGCCCGGCGCAAGCGCAGGCAGCGTGGTGTTCAAGGATGGGGGCGCAAGCGGTACGACCGTTTTTACGCTTAACACCACAGCTAACGGCGAACCCTTCAGCGTAGCGATCCCGGGCGAGGGCGTGCTGTTTCTGGCAAATGCCTACGCGGTGCTCACAAACGCTAAAGTAACTGTTTTCTATGGCTAAAGAAAAGTCAGCAGCATGGACGCGCAAAGAAGGCAAGTCCGACAAGGGCGGCCTGAACGCGAAGGGCCGAGCGTCGTACAACAAAGCCAACCCCGGCAAACCCGGTCTGAAGGCCCCTCAACCCGAGGGCGGCAGCAGGCGCGACTCTTTTTGCGCCCGGATGACCGGTATGAAAAAGAAGTTGACCAGCGAGAAAACGGCTAAAGACCCCAACAGCCGCATCAACAAATCGCTAAAAGCGTGGAAATGCTGACATGAAAAACGAAGTCACTGAATCCATAAAACCCCTAGTGGACGTCTTGTCTATTGCCACCGTATTGGGGACTCTTGCCGATATGCTCCCGTCTGTTGCTGCTATTTTTACGATAATCTGGACGAGCTTGCGGATTTGGGAAACGGATACAGTTCGTGGCTGGACGGGCCGCGACCCGAAAGAGTAAAAGGGCACCACAGAAAGTGGGAAAGTGTTTCTTCAACGCGGCCAACAGCCGCACATTTTTAAAGGTGGTGATACTATGGCTTCTAAAATGAACCCCGGCTTTATGGCCATGATGGCAAAGAAAAAAGGCGCTGACGCCCCCGCTAAAGGCAAAGACAAAATGCCAGCAGCTCTGGCCAAACACGCAGGTAAACCCGCATCCAAAGCACACGCAGGCCTGAAGGCTGGCGGCATGACTAAGATGGCTATGGGCGGTGGGGTCCACAAAATGCCAGACGGCTCCATGATGGCCGGAGGGATGAAGCACGGCGGCATGGCCAAGATGAAGCACGGCGGCACGACCAAGATGGCCAAGGGCGGCGGCATCGAGACCAAGGGTAAAACCAAAGGTAAAATGGTATGAGGCCCAGCCGAGGCATGGGGGCAATCTCCCCTAGTAAGATGCCCGGCGGCAAGGATAAAGCCCGCAAGGCCAGTACGTCCTGCACAACGTTTAAGGACGGCGGTAAGGTAAAATCCAAAGTCAATGAGGCGGGTAACTACACGAAGCCCGAGATGCGTAAGCGGATTTTTAACAGCGTCAAAGCAGCTTCCATTGTTGGTACTGGTGCGGGAAAATGGAGCGCGAGAAAAAGTCAACTGGTGGCTAAGCGTTATAAGGCCGCAGGCGGCGGGTATCGTGATTAAAGCACCGCAAAAGTCGCTCAAGGATTGGTCAAAGCAGGATTGGGGAACTAAATCCGGCAAAAAGTCCAGTGAGACGGGGGAGCGGTATTTGCCAAAAGCTGCGATAAAATCACTGAGCCCCGCCGAGTATGCCGCCACCACAAAGGCCAAGCGTGCTGGTAAGGCCGCAGGCAAGCAGTTCGTAGCCCAGCCCAAGCGTATCGCAAAGAAAACAGCAGGGTTTCGCTGAGTCTATTTTTACGGTATAGTAGCCCCATCGTAATTGGAGCAAACTATGTACGGGGTTGTATACAAAATCACCAACACGACTAACGGGCATTTTTATGTTGGGCAAACCAAAATGCGGTTGCTGTCCCGTTGGTCGAAGCACAAGCAAGACGCAAGACAGGGTAAGGGCTGGGTGCTCGCTGCGGCCATTCGGAAACACGGGAGCGACGTGTTTGAGTTAGACGTGCTTACAACTTGCGACAGCAGGGACGCACTCAATGCAGCCGAGATAAAGTACATTTTTATGCTTCGACCGCAGTACAACTCTTGCGCGGGGGGAGGCGGTGTGGGCAGTCCAACAGCGGAAGTCAGACAAAAAATATCACAGGCAGCAAAGGGCAAAAAACGTTCTGCGCAGACGCGGGCACGTATGTCAGTGGCGCAGGCGGGGCATCCCGTAGCACCCGAGACTGTAGCCAAAATACAAGCCGCTTTAGTGCCAAGGTTTGCGGAAATGCGACGCTTGCGGATAGAGAAAAACGGCACTGACAAGCGGGTTCGTATCAGCAGAAAATACGTCAGTCCGTTGGCAGAAATTTACGCGGAAGCCGGGATTACTACGCCCCGCGATAAACAAGCACTAGCAGCTAAGCTAGGGTACGAAGCAGGCACTAGAAAACGGATGACCGGCGCAGATAACCCCATGTTTGGGCGTAAGCGGTCCGCGCAAGCAATACAAACGCTATCTGAACAAAATACCGGGGCGGGCAACCCTTTCTATGGGCAGTTGCATACTGAGGCCACGCGTGATAAGATGAAAGCAGCGCACGCCTCGCGTGCCCCTGTAACGTGCCCCCACTGCGGCAAAATGGGACACCCAAACGCCATGAAACGCTGGCATTTTGATAATTGTAGGAGCAAGTAATGGCAACTTCGGGCGTGGCTGCGTTTAACATGGATCTCACGGAGCTTGTGGACGAGGCTGCGGAGAGGTGTGGCTACGAAATTAGGACCGGATATGACCTGAAGACTGCACGGCGTTCCCTGAACTTGCTGTTCGCAGATTGGGCCAATCGCGGCGTGAACATGTGGACTTTTGAGCAGGGCTCGATCACCATGATTCCGGGCCAAGCCACGTACAACTTGCCAGCAGACACCGTGGACCTCTTGGAGCATGTCATTCGCACAGGGGCAGGCAGCGCAGCTACACAGGCCGACTTGACCATCACGCGCATCAGTGTCTCAACCTACGCCACAATCCCCAACAAACTGGCCCAAGCCCGTCCGATTCAAGTCTGGATTGAACGCCTGCAGGAAGCCCCGAGGATCACCGTGTGGCCCACCCCAGATGCCAGCCAGACATACACGTTCGTGTACTGGCGCTTGCGCCGCATTGATGACGCTGGAAGTGGTGTGAACACCATGGACGTCCCGTTCCGTTTTATCCCCTGCATGGTTGCAGGACTGGCGTACTACTTGGCCCTGAAGGTGCCCGGTGGCTTGGAGCGCTTGGGTATCTTGAAGCAGCAGTACGACGAAGCATGGCAGATGGCCTCGGAAGAAGATCGTGAAAAGGCGTCTATAAGACTAGTTCCAAGGCAAATGTTTATTAACTGAACCCGTATGGAACTCGTAACACGCCAGCACGCTATCGCAACGGGACTACCCAAGTACTTTACGGGGGTAGCGTGCCGACGCGGGCATATAGCAGAGCGCTACACCACTGGGGCCTGTACCGCATGTGTATCGGAGCGCAAAGCAGAGCTGTATCAACAGAACAAAGACCGTATCCTTGCGTACATGAAAGTACAAGGCGCGACATACCGCGCACAGAACCCAGACAAGCGTCGCGCAAATTCACAGAAGTGGAGAGCGGAAAACAAAGACCGCGCCAACGCGCTGTCAAAGGCTACGTATGCCCGCAACCGTGACGTAATAACAGCGCGCGCCCGTGCCAAGTTTGCCAGAACCGCCGCAATTGAAGCCGAGCGCGGACGTGCGTACAGGCAGGCAAATAAAGGCAAGATAAACAGCCACACTATGGCGCGAAAGGCAGCATTTTTGCAGCGCATCCCCGCATGGTTGACGGAAGACGATCACTGGATGATTGAGCAGGCGTACGAGCTTGCAGCACTGCGCACGAAAATATTTGGTGTGGCATGGCACGTCGATCATGTACTGCCGCTTCGGGGAAAAACAGTCTCGGGCCTACACACTCCGTACAATATGCAGGTGATTCTCGGCTCGGAAAACAGCCGCAAGGGCAATCGAGTGCAACATGGGGAATAAGTTTGCTTCTGGTAAAAACGCGATCGCGGAATGCGACCGCTGCGGGTTTCGGTTTAAACTGACGGAACTGCGCAAGGAGATTGTTAAGGGCAATCTAATTAACATCCTTGTGTGCCGCACCTGCTACGACCCAGATCAGCCACAGTTGATGCTAGGGACCTTTCCGGTTGACGATCCGCAAGGTCTTCGTAACCCCCGCCCAGACCGTAGCTACGTGGCTTCAGGCCCGCTGGCAAACGGAAATCAAGGCGAAGGCAGTAGAAACATCCAGTGGGGATGGTCTCCGGTAGGTGGATCGAGATTCTTTGACGACGCGTTGACGCCAAACCGCTTGGCTTTAGGCGTGCAAATCGGTATAGTTAGCGTAAGTACGACATAAGGAGCCAATCATGGCAACCAAAGTAAATAACCTCGATGCCGCAGCATATGCCAAGCCCCACACCATGGCGGGTCAGCCCGTTACGGTAGAAGCTAACCCCGGCAAAGGCGCAAACCGTAGCAAGCTCGACACGTACGACGTGAGCATAGGCAATATCAGCAAGTCCGCAGGCAATGAGCAAACTAAAACTGCTGGTACTGTGACGCGGGGTAACGGCTGCGCGACAAAAGGCATCACCGCAAGAGGGCCGATGGCGTAAGCCGGGTAGAGCATGACGAATTCCGAGCTTCAAGCTGCAATTGTCTCGTATACAGAAAATACGTTTCCGGACACGTATCTGGCGGATGGCACGGTTGTGTCCAGTGTCCAGCAGATCAATCGGCTTATTCAGCAGGCGGAAGAGCGCATTTTCAATACGGTGCAGTTCCCGTCTTTGCGTAGAAACGTCACGGGGTTCACATCGGCAAACAACAAGTATTTGGCTTGCCCTAACGACTTTTTGGCAACGTACTCCATGGCGGTCGAAGTGCCGGGCTACGGGCAGGAGTTTTTGCTCAACAAGGATGTCAACTTTATCCGCCAAGCCTACCCATTGGCGACCGATACCGCGACCCCGAAGTATTACGCCTTGTTCGGGCCCTCGTTTGCTACTGGTACGGAGTTGAGCTTCATTCTTGGCCCTACGCCAGATGCACGATATGCGGTTGAGCTGCACTACTTCTTCTACCCAGAGTCCATCACCGTTAGCGCCAATGGCACGTCGTGGCTCGGAGACAACTTTGACCCCGTGTTGTTGTATGGCGCTTTGGTTGAGGCTGCCACCTACATGAAAGCGGAAGCCGACATGGTGGCGCTATACAATGGCAAATACCAAGAAGCACTGGGCATGGCTAAACGTTTGGGTGACGGTTTAGAGCGCGGCGACAGTTATCGAGACGGCCAAGCTAAGGTGAGAGTCACATGACTATTGCTCAAACCGCCGTCACGAGCTTTAAGGTCGAGCTGCTACAAGCAGTCCATAACTTCGGCCCTACTTCGGCGGACACGTTTAAAATAGCGCTGTACACGGCAGCTTCAAGCATTGGACCGGCAACAACGGTCTACACCACTGTCGATGAGGTAGCGGGTACCGGCTACGCCGCAGGCGGTAACACATTGGTGATTGCTCCTGCCCCCACTTCGGGCAACAACGTTAATGCGGTTCCGACGGCGTACGTTTCGTTTGAAGCCACCGATTGGCCCAGTGCGTCGTTTACAGCACGCGGGGCGCTTATATATAATTCAACCAAAGGCGGCAAAGCAGTGGCCGTGTTGGATTTTGGTGCGGACAAGACGGCAGCAGACGCAACTTTTCTAATCACCTTCCCCTCTGCCGATGCGAACAGCGCTATCGTGCGCATTTCATAAGGATTCCCCATGTTCAACGAGCAAACAAGCGCAAGCGAGCAAATCCATGCGGGTGTGGCAGCCGCGACCGGTGCATCCGAATCAGCTAAAGGCGGCGGCGTATTCCGTGTGGAGTGCCACGACGCACAGGGCCAACTCAAATGGTCTGCGGAAAAGACCAACCTCGTGGTCAATGTAGGCCTGCAAGATATGGTATCCAAGTACTTTACGGGGGCGGCGTACACAGCTGCTTGGTACGTGGGTATCTACGGTGCGGCAGCCTCAAACAACCCCGCTTCTGGCAACACTATGGCTTCCCATGCGGGCTGGACGGAAATAGTGGCCTATAGCCAAGCCGCTCGCCCTGCGGCGGTGTTCGGTACTGCGACAACAGCCAACCCATCGGTAATTACTACGTCGGCGTCTCCAGCCACGTTTTCGATTAACGGCACAACGGTAGTGGGCGGTGCGTTCTTGGCTTCGGATAACACCAAGGGCGGAACAGCAGGGCTCTTGTTCTCGGCAGCGGATTTCGCCTCGCCCGGGGATCGCAGTGTGGTCTCAGGTGACACAATCACCGTCACATACGCCTACAGCCAGACAGCAACTTAATTAGGAGGCCGTTATGGCAACAGTGTTCAAAAAAGGTGACGCCGTAAAAGTGAACACGGTTGTGCCCCAAGGCCCCGTGCTGGCGCTTCGTATGGACGAAGACGGCGTTGTGTATTACTTGATTGAGTGGACGGATCTGAACGGCGCAGCGCAACAGCGCTGGTTTGCCGAAGCCACCCTCGTCGCTGGAGAATAATAAATGGCACTAGTCCTTGCTGATCGCGTCCGGGAAACCACCTCCACCACAGGTACCGGAACCCTCACCCTAACAGGCCCGTTCTCGGGCTTTAGTGCTTTCTCGGCTATTGGCGATGGCAACACCACGTACTACGCCATTGCAGACGCTAATACTGGCGAATGGGAGGTAGGCGTCGGTACCTACTCAACGTCGGGCAACACACTGTCCCGAGACACAGTGTTGGATTCTAGCAACACCGGTAGTTTGGTTGTATTCGCAGCAGGGGTGAAAGACGTCATTTGTACACAACCGGCTGAACGCGCTGTATATCTGGAGGCTGCGGGGACAAGTACCATTGTTCCGGGAATTACGATTTCGGGATTGACTGCATCGACAGCCTTAGCCCTTGATGTCAGCAAGAACGTCGTCAGTGTCGCCAACACCGGCACAGGCAGCAACGTCTTAAACACAAGCCCAACTTTAGTAACCCCAGCATTAGGCACACCATCCGCTTTAGTTGGCACAAACATTACGGGCACAGCGGCGGGTCTAACTGCGGGGAACACGACTACCAACGCAGACCTCACAGGGGCAGTCACAAGCGTAGGTAACGCAGCATCACTAGGCTCGTTCACGTCAGCACAACTGGCTACGGCGCTTACCGATGAGACCGGCACTGGGGCTAACGTATTTGCCACGAGCCCAACGCTAGTAACCCCTGCCCTAGGCACACCCAGCAGTGGAATAGTCACAAACTTGACAGGTACGGCCTCGATAAATATCAACGGCACTGTCGGCGCGAGTACACCTGCGGCTGGTGCGTTTACTACGCTGTCGGCATCAGGAACCTCTACGCTGGCTGCTGTGAACTCTGGGGCGCTAGCAGTAACCGGAGCTATTTCTTCCACAACCGACGCAACCCTGTCAGGTGTACGAGTGGGAAAAGGCGCAGGGGCAATATCGTCGAACACCGTATTGGGTGCGGGTGCTTTGAATGCAAACACCACGGGCAGCGACAACACAGCCAGCGGGCTGAACGCACTCGCAAACAACACCACAGGCGCTAGCAACACAGTCAGCGGGGTGAACGCACTCCTCTTTAACACCACAGGCAGCGGAAACACAGCCAACGGGGTGAACGCACTCTACCTCAACACCACAGGCAGCAACAACACAGCCAGCGGGGTGAGCGCACTCTTCAGCAACACCACAGGCAGATTCAACACCGCCAATGGGCTGAACGCACTCGCAGACAACACCACAGGCAGCGGAAACACGGCAATCAACCCATTAAATTCCAGTGGCAGCTACGTCCCAGTATTTAACCCAACAATAGAAAACGATCGTTTTTGCATGGGGTCTACTGGAGTTACCAACGCCTACATTCAAGTGGCATGGACAGTGGTGTCAGATGCACGGGACAAGACCAACTTCGCGCCTGTGCCGCATGGCCTTGAGTTTGTTAAAGCGTTGCAACCTACGGCGTATCAGTTCCGTACCGCACGGGACTCGGAAGAAACCAACGGCGGTGTGCGCTATGGCTTTAAAGCTCAGGACGTGCTGGCGCTTGAAGGTGCTAACCCGGTCATCGTGGACAATGAAGATGCAGACAAACTGCGCATGATTGATACCGCTTTGATCCCTGTTTTAGTAAAAGCCATCCAAGAGCAACAAGCCCTGATCGAATCACTCACAACCCGCCTGACGGCACTTGAAAGAAACCCATGATTATTGAAACTACCCCTGAGCAAATCGCAAAGCACTACTCTTCCGCAATGGACAGTGTGAACCTGATTAACGCTCTAAAAGCAAAACCTTCTTTGAATGCCGAAGAGACAGACCGCTTGTCACGCAACGTAGAGCATCTGGTCATCATGCTAGCTAAGGATTATTGGACAACGGAAGACCTGACACCCTTGCAAAGCGCCGTTGAAGCGCCTGAACAGGTGTAACCAATATGAACATGCTAATCCAGCGGCTCAAGTCCAAGACTTATTGGGTGGCGCTCATCGGCGCTCTGCTGACGGTGGTTGAAGTTAACTCAGGTTTCTTGAGTACGCTCCTGCCTGTGCAGTATCGCCAGTACACCATCATGCTTTGGCCGGTAATTATGCTGGCGCTGCGTGAGGTGACAACCGTTGCGCTGGCGGACAAGACGGCTTAAAGCGAAGCCCGTATGTTTGGAACCACAGCCTACGCACAATCGCCGTTTGCAGCCGCCCAAGGAAATGCCTTCTTTGCGGTGATTGACGACGCGGCTGCGGCATCCGACTCAGTATTTTCCCTGCCAACCTATTCGGCGCAGATCCTCGAAACCGCAAGCAGCCAAGACGCTAGCAGCAGCCAGTTCGTTGTGTACGCGGATGCGGTCGAAGCGGTTTCTGGTGCGGATACTACCGCTTCGCTGAGCGTAACCAACGCTGCCGTATCTGAGACGGCCTCCGGCCAAGACACTGACACTGCGTTCGCTAACTTCCTGGCGCAGGTAACAAACACGGCCTCGGGGGTTGATGCGGTAGTGGGGCTCCCCAACTATTTCGTGCTGTTCTCCGCGTCCGGCGCTTCGGCAGATTCGCCCACAGGGGCAGCGAGTTTTGTTTGCCTCGTAGCGGTAACTGCCGACGGCACTGACAACATAATCGGACAGCCCCTTTGGGTCTTGATCGACGACAGCCAGACGCCGGGGTGGACAGACCTTTTGATACCTACGATAATTGAGGATATCAACGTGTTTGGCGGGGCCAGCTTCGGGACCGTATCCTTTGCAGGAGCTTTACGCCAGAACTACAACCCTAACCCCGTAGTGTGGAACCCGATCAACGATACGCAAGATGCCGAGTGGACCAACATCGCGGCAGTTTAAGGACAACCAATGCCAAGTACCTACTCACCAGACCTACGCATCGAACTCATCGGCCCCGGTGAGCAAGCGGGTACGTGGAACACCACGACCAATACTAACCTCGGTACGCTGGTTGAAGACGCCATCTCGGGGTACGTTTCGGTGTCGGTAACTTCTGCCAACCAAGCCCTGAGCGCCAGTAACGGTGTCGCAGATCAAGCCCGAAACGCCACGGTTGCACTGACTACCACCACAGGCGATGACTTCGCTGTCTACACGCCTCCAGCGGCTAAGCAGTACGTCATCCACAACACCACAGCATTTATTGCCACGATCTACAACTCCACGGTATTGGGTAACACCACGGCTGCGGGTCTGGGCGTAGCGGTTGCTGCGGGTGCAAGGATCTCCGTGTTCAGCGATGGGTTTAACTTTCGCGCAGTAGAAGCCGCTACGTTCTCGGGCGTACTCCCAGTAGTCAACGGCGGCACAGGAGTTTCAATCTCGACAGGTACAGGCGCTACAGTCCGCAACACAAGCCCAACGCTAGTAACCCCTGCACTGGGTACGCCATCGGCGCTCGTCGGCACGAACATCACAGGCACAGCAGCGAGCTTAACTGCAGGCACAGTAACCACCAACGCGAACCTAACAGGCGCAGTCACAAGCGTAGGTAACGCCGCATCACTAGGATCTTTCACTTCGGCCCAGCTTGCTACGGCGCTTACCGACGAAACAGGTACAGGCGCTAACGTATTTGCTACCTCCCCAACGCTGGTAACTCCTGCATTGGTAACTCCTGCATTGGGAACCCCGGCTTCGGGGGTAATGACTAACGTCACGGGCCTCCCAATTAATGCGGGTACCACGGGCACACTGCCAGTTGCTAGAGGAGGCACAGGGGTTACGACCTCGACAGGTACAGGCGCTACAGTCCTCAATATAAGCCCAACGTTGATTACCCCCGCTCTAGGCACACCCACAGCGCTTATTGGAACCAACATCACGGGCACGGCGGCGGGTTTAAGCATCGGCGGTAACGCCGCTACTGCTACGAACGCTACGAACGCTACGAACGCTACGAACGCTACGAACGCTACGAACGCTACGAACGCTACGAACGCTACAACAGCGGTTAGCGCGACCAAAGTCTTGACTACTAATTGGACCGTAGAAGAAGTGGGCGCGGTACTGTTGTTTAAATACGCAGGCGTGACTAAATTTACGATGAATCAAACAACTGGCTTCACCGCCGCGTAAGGAGCAGACATGGGAATTACAGTTGGCGGCACCGCTATTACATTTAATGATGCAACTACACAAAGTACAGCTGCAACAAGTTCAATCCCTACAGGGACTGTTATGCTTTTTGTGCAGACCGCAGCCCCCACCGGCTGGACGAAATCCACCGCACACGACAACAAAGCCCTGCGCGTTGTTTCAGGGACGGCAAGTTCGGGCGGCTCGGCTGCGTTTACTACAGCTTTCGGCACACCAAGCGTTACGGGTTCTGTGACTGTAAGTGGGACGACTGGCGCTACCACGCTGTCCACTGCGCAGATGCCTTCGCACACGCACAACACAAACATCCTTACATTAATATCTGGTGGTTGTTCTAATAATGCAGCAGGGGGCGGCAATGGCAGCGTTATTAGTACTTCAGCTACGGGCGGGGGCGGTTCGCACACTCACTCGTTTAGTGGATCTGGCTCGTTAAGTGGCGGGGCGGCAGCAATTAATGTTGCTTACGTTGATGTTATTTTTGCCACAAAGAACTGACCATGAAACTTGAATCAAAACCCAATTGCCCACTTGACGGTTTTAAGCCGTGCCGCCAGCTTGAGTGCGCATGGTTTATGAAAGTGCGTGGCACAAACCCAAACACAGGTGAAGAGATTGATGACTACGGTTGCTCAATTGCTTGGCTTCCGGTCCTGATGATCGAGAACAGCCAACAGCAACGTCAGACAGGCGCGGCTGTTGAGTCTTTTCGTAACGAAATGGTTAAATCAAACGAAGTGGGGCAGCGGGTTTTACTCGCGGCGGCAGGAGTTCCTTCGGCATCTCAGCATTTAATTTTGGAGAACAAGCTATGAATCTAAGCATTATTCCTTCTGACGGTGCGGTCTACTGCAACGGTATTTCTTATTCCGGGCTGCAGTTCTCCGTGCCGACAGAAGTTCACGCACTTCAGTGGAAAATAACTAGGGGCTGGATTGAGTTCGTGGACACCGAGGACGGTATAAAGCCGCAGAACGAGACAATTACTAAACTCCCATTATGGGCGCTTGACGCTGTTGAAAAGTGGGATGAGGCTGAGGACGCTAATAAGTCCCAACCAAGCTCCAGTGGGGTTCAGACGCTATGAGGCAAATTGCGCCCCGGCACAGTTTTGACTACGACGGCGCGGTGATGAATGTGTTTCACGCAAACGCAGGGGAAGGTTTACCGACGCACGAGCACAGGTATTCGCACTTGACCATGTGTCATGCGGGAAAGTGCGTTGTTCGCAAAGAAGGCCGCGAATTAGTTATGACCAAAGATACACAGCCGGTAAATCTTGTCGCCAACGAGTGGCACGAAATCGAAGCACTGGAGGATGGCACGGTGTTTGTCAACGTATTCGCGGAAAACAAGTATTAATAACTCCCGCTTTCCTAGTGGTAAACGGCCATTGGTGTAGCGTGGGATTAACTTAGGCCCAAATGATCGACCCCTTCACAGCCCTTGCTGCGGTATCTACTGCGGTCAAGCTAGTCAAAAAAACCATCTCGGTGGTGCAAGACGTTGAGAGCTTGGGGCCGGTGCTGGGTAAATACTTCTCGGCAAAGGCCGACGCCATTGCGGTAGTGAAAAAAGGTGGCTTCTCAGGCT